AGGTTCGTATGTGGGATAACTACATATACTGCGAACTTTTGAGGCGTAAGATTGCAATCCCGCCAAAGAAGGAAAGCGCAACAAAGACAGAAAAGTATGCGGGGGCATATGTCAAAGAACCGATTCCTGGATTCTATGATTGGGTGGTGTCTTTTGACCTTAATAGTCTGTACCCTCATCTCATTATGCAATACAATATCTCCCCAGAAACACTTCAGGACGTTAGACATCCAACGGTTACAGTTGATAAGATCCTTGAAAAACAGGTAGAGGTTGATGGTGAGTTTGCCGTGTGTGCAAATGGTGCCCAGTATCGTAAAGATCAGCATGGGTTCCTGCCTCAAATGATGAAGAAGATGTACGACAGCCGTGTTATCTTTAAGAAGAAGATGATCAAGGCAAAGCAGGAGTATGAAAAAACTCCTACTGTCGAACTCATGAAAGAGATTGCCCGCTGTAACAACATTCAGATGGCAAAGAAGATCTCCCTTAACTCTGCTTATGGTGCTATCGGTAACGAACACTTCCGATACTATCGTCTAGCAAATGCTGAGGCAATCACGTTGAGCGGTCAGGTTTCAATCCGTTGGATTGAAAAACGTATGAACGGATACCTAAATAAACTACTCTCCACAGATAAGGAGGATTATGTCATTGCATCTGACACTGACTCAATCTATCTTAACCTTGGACCTCTTGTTAATAAATTTCTTAGTGCTAAGTCTGGCGACAAAGCAGCAGTTGTATCTTTACTTGATAAGATCTGCCAAGAAAAACTGGAACCTTTTATTGAACGTTCATATCAAGAACTTGCGGATTACGTATCGGCGTATGACCAGAAGATGAGCATGAAGCGAGAGAACATCGCTGACCGTGGCATCTGGACTGCAAAGAAACGTTACATTCTCAACGTCTGGGACTCTGAGGGAGTTAGATACAAAGAACCCAAGATGAAGATCATGGGTCTTGAAACTGCTAGGTCATCGACACCAGCGTATTTTAGGGACAAACTGTATGCAGCGTTTAAGATTATTATCGGCAAAACAAATGATGAACTTATCAGTTTTATCAATGATGTCCGAACAGAGACACGGGAGCGACCATACGAAGAAGTCGCCTTCCCAAGAGGAGTTAACAACTTGGCAAAATATCGCCACCCAACTGAGATTTACCAGAAAGGAACACCCATTGCTGTAAGGGGTGCGCTACTGTATAATTACTATGTTAGAAAGCATGGGGTAGAAAACAAGCATCCTCTCATTCAAGAAGGTGAGAAGGTGAAGTTCCTGTATCTCAAAACACCAAATCCAATTCATCAGAATGTTATCAGCTTCTTTGGTGAGTTGCCAAAGGAGTTTGGCATCGAGAAGTATGTGGATTACCAGACACAGTTTGAGAAGAGTTTCTTGGAACCTCTCAAAAATGTGTTACAATGTATTGGTTGGACCCACGAGAAAACCATTACAATTTCGAGTTTCTTTTCATGAGCAAGAAAGTTTTTGTAGTTACTTGGACAAACCACGTCGTGGGACAGGTTGGTTCTGAAGACATCAAATGTTTTGAGGACCACAACACTGCTCTCGCATTTGCTAAACTGATGCGACAGCAGTATAATTATGTAAATTTCTATGAGGATGAAGTAACGCAATGGGATTCTTAGACACCGTAATTAAGGACAGTGGCAATGAGTTTGCTGGTTTGGTCAGTGAAGGAGTCGCTGCTGGCGATATTACTAACTATGTTGATACTGGCAGTTATATCTTTAACGCCTTGGTTAGTGGTTCGTTGTATGGAGGTCTTCCTGCCAATAAGGTTACAGCCTTGGCAGGAGAATCAAGCACGGGCAAGACTTTTTTTGCTCTCAGCGTCGTTCGTAATTTCCTTGATTCTAATCCTGACGCAGGTGTCATTTATTTTGAAACTGAATCCGCCATTTCCCGTGACATGATTGAGTCACGTGGCATTGACAGTTCACGTATGGTGCTGTTTCCTGTTGCTACCATTGAGGAGTTCAGGACTCAAGCATGCCGTATTGTTGATAAGTACATGAAAGAACCTAAGGACAAACGACAACCTATGATGTTTGTGCTAGACTCTCTTGGTATGCTTTCAACCACCAAGGAGATGGAGGACGTTGCCAACGATAAGCAGGTCCGTGACATGACAAAGAGTCAGTTGATCAAGGGTGCCTTCCGTGTGCTAACACTCAAACTAGGACAGGCACAGGTGCCTATGCTGGTCACTAACCACACGTATGATGTGATCGGTTCCTACGTCCCCACAAAGGAAATGGGAGGCGGTACAGGTCTCAAGTATGCTGCTTCTACTATCATCTATCTTAGCAAATCTAAGGAGCGTGATAGCAAGAAAGAGGTGGTAGGTAACATTATCAAGTGCGAGGCAAAGAAGTCTCGTCTAACCGTGGAGGGAAGTAAAGTTGCAACACGTCTATTTTTTGACGAGCGAGGTCTTGACAAATACTACGGCCTACTGGAACTGGGTATCGAGTACGGAGTCTTCGGGAAGAACGGCAATCGGGTTCTTATTGGGGAATCTTCCGTTTATCCTTCTTCTGTACTTTCTGATCCCGAAAAATACTTCACAGAAGAAGTGATGCAGAAACTAGAAGAAGCAGCAAAGAAAGAATTTTCCTATGGCAACTGAGAGTATTGAAACAACTATCTTACGAAACCTGATCTTCTCGGAACAGTATTATCGTAAGGTAGTTCCTTTTTTGAAAGCAGATTACTTCCAAGAATATCATGAAAGAATTATCTTTGAAGAGATCGCTGACTTCGCTTCTAAGTATGACAAAGTTCCTACTAAAGAAGTGCTTGCGATTAATCTCCAAAATCGTAATGACCTTACTGACGAATCGTACAAAGATTCGTTATCGACAGTATCCTCCCTATCAGACGAATGGGTTGACTTCGACTGGCTCTGTGACTCCACAGAAAAGTGGTGCAAAGACAGAGCTATATACTTGGCACTCATGCAATCCATCAAGATTGCGGACGGAGGCGATAAAAAACTTTCGCGAGATGCGATACCCTCAATTCTCCAAGAAGCCTTGGCGGTTTCGTTTGACGAACACATCGGACACGACTACATTGAACAAGCAACAGACAGATATGAATTCTACCATCGGAAAGAGGAGAAGGTTCCCTTTGATCTCGACAAGTTTAACTTTATCACGAAAGGTGGTCTCTCTAACAAGACTCTCAACGTCGCTCTTGCTGGTACAGGCGTCGGGAAGTCTCTATTCATGTGCCATGCGGCTGCTGCCGCACTCAGCGAGAACTACAACGTTCTCTACATTACATGTGAAATGGCAGAGGAAAAAATTGCTGAACGAATTGACGCAAATCTTCTGAATGTTCCTGTAAAAGATATTGTTGAGATCCCTGAAGTTCTCTTCAATAGTAAAGTCAATGAGATCGCTAGGAAGACTAGGGGTAAACTTATTATCAAGGAATACCCTACTGCATCGGCACATGTGGGACACTTCAAAGCATTGTTGAGTGATCTTTCCCTTAAGAAAGATTTCAGACCACACATTATCTTTATTGACTATCTTAATATATGTGCTAGTTCGAGGTATAAAGGTGCTGTTGTCAACTCTTACACGTATGTCAAAGCGATTGCTGAGGAGCTTCGCGGTCTTGCTGTGGAATTTAATGTCCCTATTGTTAGTGCTACTCAGACCACTCGTGCTGGTTTTGGCAATAGTGATCCAGATCTTACCGATACTTCTGAGTCTTTTGGTCTTCCTGCCACTGCTGATTTTATGTTTGCCCTTATCTCTACTGAGGAGCTTGAACAACAGGGTCGCATCATGGTCAAACAACTTAAGAACAGGTACTCAGACCTTGCTACCTCACGAAAATTCATGGTGGGAATTGACAGATCCAAAATGAAGCTGTATGATGTAGCGGACGATGCTTCTGCCATTAGCATCGACTCAGAGGACACTGGAGAACAGTTCTCCCAGTTCGCTGAATCACAGAACCGTCTATCTAAATTTGCTGAATGGAACGTTTAACAATCGTAGGTGGCGGTACTGCTGGGTGGTTCGCTGCTTTCCTAATATCAAGGACTAAACCAAATATTCAGATTGATCTTATTGAATCATCTGACATTGCTTCTGTTGGTGTAGGAGAAGGAACTACTAGCAAAGTTCTTGAGATTTTATCGAGAGAACAATATGGTATTGATTCATACGAATTCATTCGTAGCATTGATGCTCTACCCAAGATGGGTATTAATTTTGTTGGGTGGTCTGACAAGGGAGATTATATGTCTCCTATTGGTGCTTCTGCTACATCAAAAACATACATTGATTATTCTGTGTATGCTGCTCCTTTATTAGGTAAAGATGTCACAGATTGCAATGAGTCAGGATACTTAGCAAAGACTGGATATACAAATCTCATTCGTAAGTTTGATGGTTCTCTACAGTATGATGAGTTCTATCCAGCATTACATTTAGATGCTGGTAAACTCGTAGAATATCTAAAGTCTAAATCACAAATCAATCATATCATTGATACTGTCTTAGAAGTCCGTAGAGAAGATGGTGATATCACTAGTCTTCTTCTGGAAAACTATGGTGAGTATTTTTCTAATTTTTATATTGACTGCACTGGTTTCAAGAGACAACTAACTGACAGTGAATGGATTGATTATTCTCATTACCTTCCTATCGATAGAGGCATGCCTTTTAGATTAGAGAATGATAATGCAGAGAAACATTCTTACACAAATGCTGTTGCTATGAACAGCGGTTGGGTGTGGGAGATTCCTACTAAGAATAGAATTGGTAGGGGATACTGTTACTCCAGCAAATACTCTGATGAGCAAACTGCTATCAAAGAACTGGAGGACAGATATAATACTGGTGTTGAGAAGATTAAATCTATTGAGTTTTCTTCTGGTAGACTCTCTAAGATAATGTCTGGCAACTGTTTAGCATTAGGTCTATCAGCAGCATTCTTTGAACCACTACAAGCAACTAGTCTGCACTGCAGTCTGCAGCAACTAGATGAGTTTATCTTTACATTCTTACAAGATGATTGCATCTTGAGAGATCAAGTTTCTGTTGACAGATATAACAAAAGATATGCTAAAATGTATGATGACATGAAAGACTTCATCTTCATACATTACACTGGTGGTAAAACAAACACACCATTCTGGAAACACTTTACTGAAGTAGAGTATCCAGAACAAGTCAGTAGACTAATGCACCTCCATGACGTTCGCCTGCTTAGGGATTATGATGTGGATTCATATCATGGTCATGCTGGTATTGGACTGTGGATCCCAACCTTAATTGGATTGGGTCACTACAATCCTGATACCGTCCGTCGTGTGTTAGAATGTGACATTGACTGGAATACTATTACAGTCGCTATCGAAAACTTTAAAGACCAACTCGATAGAAAAATTGTACAACGCAACTATCAATCTATTAAGAATCTAATTCTATGACTATCAATTTCAATCGTTATGAAGAGTTTGTTTCACAAGTTACTTCAGAGCCTTCTACAAACTTTGTTGATTTTGCTGACCGTATTGGTGATCTCGATAGACAAGGTGCCAATATTGAGAGACTTCTTACTGCTGGGGTTGGAATTAATGCTGAGGGTGGTGAGTTCCTTGAGATCATTAAAAAAATGGTCTTCCAAGGAAAACCATGGAACGAAGATAATCGCGAGCATCTTATTATTGAGCTCGGTGATATCATGTGGTATGTTGCTCAAGCAACACAATCCCTAGGTATTAGTATGGAAGAAGTGCTAGATACTAACATCAAAAAGCTGTCTAAGAGATATCCTGATGGCACTTTTGATTCTTACTTTTCCGAAAACCGTAAAGCAAACGACAGATGAACGTAACAATTAGACAAAGCGATGGCACTGAAACTACTTTTGAATGTGCTGATGACCAATACATTCTAGATGCTGCTGATGAAGTAGGTCTAGATCTTCCATACTCCTGCCGTGCTGGTGCATGCTCTACATGTGCTGGTAAGGTTGTAGAAGGAACTGTGAATCAAGAGGATCAATCTTTCCTCGATGATGATCAGATCGAAGCAGGATTCCTACTCACCTGTGTGTCTTATCCCACAAGTGATGTAGTCATTGAATCTGAAAAAGAAGAAGAACTCTACTGATGCTATCACTCTGGATCCACACGGTAGCATTCTTTCAAGTGGTTGTGATCAACTGCATCCAACCAGTCAACTGGCAGTATTGTTACCGTGTTGACCAGTGGCTCTTGCCAGAAGTGCATGAAGGGTATAAAATATGGTCAGGACAAACGCACCCCTACCAAAGTGAAAAAGATTATCTCAAAGACCTCTCATCTAAATAACTAGGTGGGAGGTTTTTTCTTATGGCAGCAATGACCATGGGCGATTATGGCAAGGATGCACCATCAGGTGGTGGCATTCGCTTGCGTGTCCTCTACGATGCTATTGTAAACAGAGAACTAATAGAAGTTGTGAGTGGTGGCAAAGCACTTATCATGACATCTGATGCTGTTCTCAACGACATGAAAGATGTAATCGATGGGAAACTAGCATTCGATTCTCCAGACAAAACAAACTTAAACAATTTTGCAGCAAAGTATTCTGGCAAGAAAGTTTTAAAAGAAATTAAAAAGCAAGCAAAGAAAAATACTTCTACTGATATCACTCTTACTAAGATTAAAAAGACCACCCAGTTCGGTAGTAACAAAGGATCTGGTGGTGGTGCTGATGCTACTGCTCTCTTTGAAGGGGCAGCATGTTGGATGACAGCATATAGATACTCACTGAAAAAGGATATTGATCCTGAGTATATTGTAACCCTAGAAGATTTAGAAGCAGTATCTGGTTCTGTTGATACAGACGAACCTTTAGGAAAAATACATGAGTTCTTGATCAATGATCCTTCATGGATGAAGTCAAGTATCAAAACTGCAAACAGATTATATGGTGCAACCAAGTATAGAAATACCAAGTTTAAATTTCATAGAGGAACTTCTATTGTCAACATAGTAGAAAATCATTTTAAGAAAGTAAATGCTGCTGATGGTAGACCATTCTCTAACATTAACAAATGGACACCTGCTGATATCTACATGTGTTCTCACGATTTTGATACCAGTATTATCACTGATGAAATGATATTCCGAGGTGGTATCAATAAAGTGTTGAAAAAACTAATCAAAGAAAAGAAATTGATTGGTGTATCTCTAAAGAAAGTGACATCCAGTCAAGCAAATCTGACAGAGCATAACTTTACTAGAGCATCACTGACAGTCAAGAAACCATTCGAGAGTGTTGGATCAAAAACTCTGATGGGATCCATGGACGTTTACGTGAAGGGTCAGGGCGTCAGCGTCCAGTTCAGGGCAACAGATGCTGAAGGCAAGACATGGCAGGGTGAAGTTATGGGAACTGCCGCAAAGCATGGTAAAGTAGGTGGAGGAGTCATGAACTACATCATGGAATCGGTCTACGGCGAGGGCAACGGGGTGTGGAAGAACTACCCTAATGCTGCAGCGGTATCGGTTGCTTCTAGGGGCAATGGACTAGACAAAAGGATCTTTGATCTTGCCACCAAGAACAAGAGTTTTGTCATGGGTAATGATGAGTCCACCAATCGAGAAGAGATTTCTAGGATGAGACCTCAGTGGAAATTTGCCAAGTATATCGGTCTTGAAGTTGTTGACAGAATGATGAGCGGGTCTAAAGAGGAACGTGATGAGATAACTACTAGAATATATCTGTACGCAACATCTGCTTCTGATAATTCTGCACCGTATATCAAGATCTCCTAATGGCAAACGTAACTCAACTAAAACACTTAGAACATCTTGAGGATGAAATGCTCAACTATGGAGTTGAGGGATGTAAAGCTGCTGTTGGTTTCCTCAAGGAACTGAGGAAGATGCTTGGACATCAAGAGAATGCTGGGTTCATGCAAACCAAATGGGATGGTGCTCCATCTGTTATCTGTGGTACAGATCCTGCATCTGGTATGTTCTTTGTTGGAACTAAGTCTGTCTTTGCAAAGACTGCTCCC